GTTAGACGTGGCTGAAGATTGCGGATTAATTTATTTTGAAAAAGAAGCTGAAATATTAGCCACCCACACTGACTTCATTAACAAATTTAATTTTATAGCTAGGGAAAATACTATTGTGTCAATTCCATATAGTATAGATTTTACTATGGAAAAAAATAACTCTGATCAAAAAAGAAAATATATTTATTTTACTTTAAATCTTTAGTAAAACATTTAAATTAAAACGCACAGCATCTTGATAAGGAGGGTTACCTTTATGCTCAATCATACTTTTATAGATTTTTGCCTGTCCCATTTTATCTTGATAAAATATGTTGTTAACAAAAGTTCCGCCATCGGTTGTGTGTGGGTTATATAAAATACTTAAGTAGTCTTCTGTGTATTCATCTTTATGAAAGTCAGTATGGTCTTTTGGAAAATACATGTTCCATAAAAACCTTTTTATTTTATAGTTATCTATGTTTAATTTTTCACATATTTTTTTTGTTATTTTGTAGGCTTCCTTGTTTAATGGTGAATCAAAAGGTTTGCCATCTTCCATTGTTGCAACACTAAAACCACCGCTTTTTCCAGAAAATAACGGTGACATTACATTACTATAATCTCTACATTTAGTTAGATACCATTGGTGATAACAAAGTTTATTTAACAAAGCTAAATTTTCTTCGTTAGTCAGTACGTTTTCTATTAAAGTAACTTCTTTTTTAATACACATATTTAATTGTCCTTTCTTTTAATAAATCCTCTCTAATATCTTTTACATCAAAATTAAATGAAATAATACTCCGTCTTTTATTTTCTTTATTTACTCCAGATCTGTGTATTACATGAGATGGAAAAATAATAAAGTCTCCTTCTATAACTCTTAATGAAATAGCTTTATCTAAATCAAGAGGATCTAATAGTTGAGTATATTGATGGTTATCAAATTCTAGATAATAGACTCCAGTAAAATTATTGGCATGAACATGCCAACCATGAGTACCTTCTTTGCCATACTGTTGAAACCATAGATCATTTATTTTAATTGACTTAAAACCTATGTCGTAGGTCATTTTTAATAGCTGGTTTTGTATATCTTTAAGACAGTATTTAACCCATGGTCTGTTAAAATTAGAGGCTTTGTTCCAATCTAATTTGTGAAAAACATCTTTAAATTTTTCTTTGTCTAATTTAATTTTTGATTGATCAATTAAAGATAATAGGTTATCTTTGATATTTAAATGATTATTAAAGTGCGCTTTTAAAAGCGGAGTTCCTATGGAAAGATTCATAAAAACATGTATTATAGGTTTTTTTAAAAAATTGTATACTGTAAATTTAAGTGATAAATAGATAATATGCTACAAAAATTAGGTTTTGCACCAGGGTTTAACAAACAGGTCACAGAAACAGGGGCCGAAGGTCAATGGTTTGATGGTGACTTTGTTCGTTTTAGATATGGCAGCCCGGAAAAAATAGGGGGTTGGTCTCAATTAGGTGATGATAAATTAACAGGTGTTGCAAGAGCAATACATCACTGGGATGATAATGCTGGCGTTAAATATGCAGCAATAGGCACTAGTAGTATTCTATATGTTTTTTCAGGAGGTGTGTATTATGATATACACCCTATTAGAGCTACCTTAACCGGTGCTAATTTTACAAGCACATCAAGTTCGACAACTGTTACGATAACTTGTACCGGCAATCATGGCTTGTTTCAAAATGATATCGTAATGTTTGATGCAGTTTCAGGATTAAGTGGTTCCACATTTACCAACGCTACGTTTGAAGATAAAAAATTTATGGTTACCTCTGTAGTTAGCGGTACAATTTTTACAATTACAATGGCTGCCCAGGAAACGGGGACACCGGTTACAAACGCAGGATCAACTTCTATACTATGTTATTATACTGTTGGACCAGCTCAACAATTAGGTGGTTTTGGTTGGGGTACAGGTTTATTTGGTGGTACAGTTTTAGGCGCAGCAACTACAACACTAGCTTCTACTATTAATGATGCTGTAACTGTTATTCCTTTAACAGATTCGTCAGCATTTCCGTCTTCAGGTACGATACAAATAGGGACTGAATTTATTTCTTTTACAAACAATAATACTACCACGAATACTTTAAGCGGTGGGGCTAGAGAGGTTAATGGAACTACAGCAGCCACACATTCTTCAGGAGCTACAGTTACAAATATAACTTCATACGCAGGTTGGGGTAGTGCATCTTCTACTGACTTTACTATTGATCCTGGTTTATGGGTATTAGATAATTTTGGTACAAAACTTATTGCACTTATTTATAATGGCAAATGTTTTGAATGGGATGCAGCAGCTCCTGGTGCAACAGGAAACAGAGCAACCGTATTACCTAATGCACCAACAGCGTCACGTCATGTATTAGTTTCAACTCCTGACAGACACTTAGTATTTTTTGGAACAGAGACAACTGTTGGGGACCCTACTACTCAAGACGATATGTTTATAAGATTTTCGGACCAAGAAAGTATTGATCAAACAGATTCATACACCGTACGAGCTGAAAATACTGCAGGTACGCAAAGAATTGCTGATGGTTCTAAAATTATGGGAGCTATTAAAGGTAGAGATGCAATCTACGTTTGGACCGATACTGCATTGTTCTTAATGAAATTTGTAGGACAACCTTTTACTTTCTCCTTTGAACAGGTGGGGACTAACTGTGGATTATTTGGCAAAAATGCGTGTGTGGAAGTAGATGGTTCTGCTTATTGGATGTCAGAAAATGGCTTCTTTACTTACGATGGTCAGTTAAAATCTATGTATTGTCTTGTAGAGGATTTTGTTTACGACAGTGTCAATGATACCTCTAGAGATTTAATTAACTGTGGACTAAACAATTTGTTTGGAGAGATAAACTGGTTTTATCCTAGTGAAAATTCCGATGAAGTCGATAGAGCAGTGACCTATAATTATTTAGATTCTTCTGCTCAACGTCAAATATGGACAACAAGTACTTTAGCTAGAACTGCATGGCAAGATTCTGCCGTGTTTAATAGGCCACACGCTACATATTATGGATCAAACGATAATGCTTCTTTTGATGTTACTGGTAATACACAGGGTAGTACGATATACTATAACCAGGAAACAGGGACTGACCAAGTAAATGCAGGTAACATTGCTACAGCAATACCAGCTTTTATAGAATCAGGAGACTTTGATATTACACAAAGAAGAAGTAGTACCGGACAAGTTGTTGGTACACCGGATCTTAGAGGTGACGGAGAATATATTATGAGAATAAGTAGATTTATACCTGACTTTATTACACAAACTGGTGACACTAAAGTTACTTTTACAACAAGAGCTTATCCTAATAGCACACCAGCAACAAAAGAATTTACAATTAACTCATCTAAAACTTTTCAGAGCACAAGAATAAGAGCAAGATCTGTTGCATTAAAAATTTCTAACACAGCAGTTAATCAAGATTGGAAACTAGGTACGTTTAGATTAGACATTGCACCAGGAGGACTAAGATAATGGACACAGAATATTTTAATGAATATATGCAAAGCCCTGCTTTACAAGCTAAGTATGGATCTGTTGGTGCTTATGTTAATTTTAAAAAATCTCAAGAACCTTATTCAATGAAGACTCAATTTACAAATGATTTAAATGATATTAAAGCTTTACCTAAAAGATTTACAGATGGTATCACCGGAGCAAGTAGTTATATTAATGATAAATTTACAAATTTTAAAGAAGGGGTAGGAAATTTTAAAAATACAATTGGAGAGGGGATTAAAGGTATATTTGATAACTCTTTGTTAATGAAATTTGCAGCTGGAAACAATGCACTAAACCCTAACGCAGCAAATTATAATCCTGACCTTCAAAGTCAAATAGATTTTTTAAAAAACCAAGGAATGTATGGTAAAGATAGTATTAGTAATTTACCTAAAATTACAAGTGGTGTTTTAGCCGGTAAAAATTTACAATCTTTATTTGGAACAAATGATTTAACTGACATGTATGCGAATCAAGTAGATAAATATCAAAATACTTATGATAACTTAGGTAAGAATTTTAGTAGCTTAGATGAGGAAGAATTAGAATTTAAAAAACAAAATTATTTTAGTAAATTTTTACAACCTGCTATAATGGAAAGGCAGCTTAACTTTGATAGACAAAATACAATTAATGACGCTCAAGGTTATGATGCAACAGGTAGAGGAAGAGCGTTTGATTATGCTGGAAGAGATAATGAATATGGCACACACCGTTCTACTATAACTAATAAAAATGCTCAAATTAATCAGGACGCAGGAAGGAGAGGTTATGCTAATCTTGGAACTCACACGGCAACTAACACAGCTCAAGAAGCCCAAGACTATCAAGATAGAGGAAGAGGTCAACGGTTTGAAAAAGGTGGTAGAGTTGGATATTTCTTCGGCGGTCTAGCTGCAAGAGGAATGAAAAGATAATGGCAAAAATTGTACAATCATTAACTAGAGCAGCAAAAGAATACGAGCAAACTAATATGCAATCATTGGTCAGGGATCTTGATGGTATTATTACAAAATTAAATTCTTCGTTTCAGGAAGAAGTAAAACAGGAGATAGAAGCTAAGAGTTTCTTTTTAGAATAATGGCAGTAGTAAACCAATACAAATTTGTAGGTAAAGACAATGACACTACGGGAAATGCATTAACTGTTTTTTCAACAGGCAAACCTGGTGTCAATGAAACTATAATTATTAAATCTATATTAGTTACATCTGCTGGTACACCTGTTGTCACTGTTACAAATAATAGTATCACAGCTATTAAATCAGTAGCATTGACGGCTAATGTTACAAAAGAATTATTAACTCAACCGATGATAGTAGAAGGTGGATCTGCTTTTACTATACAATCAAGCACTACAGATTCATTTGATTTTGCAATTAGTTTTTTAAACATATTAAAGGAGAAAATAGACTAATGAAAGTATATGAAGCTAAAGTAGAAGAAACGTACAGACACCTCGAGACTGGTGAAGTTTTTAAGACAAGAAAAGACTGGGAAGCTAAAGGTTTTAAGGCAGAAGAGATGGCACAGGACGTAAAAGTTATCATGCCGGCTCTTGATTTGTTTAGTAAAACCAAGTAGAACAGATAAACTAGGATTAAATTATGGCAATTTCAAATATGCAACAACCAAGACAGATGTACGGATTAGGCAGCTTTGTAAAGAAAGCTTTCCGTGGCGTTAAGAAAATTGCTAAAAGTCCACTAGGTAAGATGGCTATAATGGCTGGTCTAGGTAGCATACCTTTTGGGGCATCAGGTGCTAGTTTGTTTGGTAGACTAGGTGGAGCATTATCTGGGACTGCTGGGACGGGGTTTTTAAAATCCCAAGCTGCAGGAGGTGCAAGTTTAAAAGGTGGTATGTTTTCAAACCTGCTTGGTAAATTTAACAAGTTAGGTACAGGTCAAAAAATATTTGCTGGTCTAGGTGCAACAGCAGTTGCTTCTCCATTTATATCTAAAATGTTTGGTACACCTGAAATAGAAGAAGAAATAGATGAAGATTACATTCCTCCTTACATGGCATATCAAATGTCAAAAAACCAAGATCCTTACATGAATTTTTTACCACCTGAAGCAAGTGCGCAGTCTGGTTATTACACTCCACAACTTGCAGCTAATGGTGGAAGAATTGGTTATGCAGGTGGTGGTAGTTATTTAGATGACGAAGAAGAAATAAATTTAAACAAACCTAACATGATGCGGAGAGGTTATGCTAATGGTGAGATGGTCGAAGAATCTATGACTGAAGAAGTACAATTACCAGACGAAGCAGAACAAATGTTACAAGTAGAGTATCAAAAATATATAGAAGGTGGCGGACAGTTACCTTACCCAGAATTTAAAAAATTAGTACTACAACAAATGCAACAGGAAAGAGAAACTCCTGATGAAACTATGGTAGCTGAAACAGAAACTGTTGAAGCTGCACCTACGGCTATGATGGCTGGCGGTGGTTTAACAAGTGTTCCAGGTTACGGAACTCCTGCAGGTACAAATAAATTTGGTTATCCTAGCGGTGGTGTAAGAGTAGGTGCAGAAGAAGGTGGACTTATGGACCTTGGTGGTATGGAAAAAGATTATAGAGCTGAAGGTGGGTTTGTACCTATTGGAGCTAAAGAAAAAGCAGATGACGTACCGGCTAGATTAAGTGTAAATGAATTTGTATTTACTGCAGATGCTGTTAGAAATGCAGGCGGTGGAGATATAGATAAAGGCGCAGAAGTTATGGAAAATATGATGAACCATTTAGAAAATGGTGGACAAGTTTCAGAAGAGTCTCAAGGTGGAGAAGGGGCTCAAGCTATGTATGATCAACAACAAATGTTACAATCGAGGATG